AACATCATCTGCCAATCTAAACATCTAATTGATTCCAAATTGAATATGATGCCCACTAATTCATATTACAAAATCACTTACCCCTGTTCGCGAATAAGGGTAACCTTTCTGTATTAAAGAATTTTGGCACAGTAGAAACTGTGGAAATTGTAGAAGTAGAAGTTGACCCAGGTGGAGTAACCCATGTGGTTCTTAGGGCACCTGGGTGAAATGGTTCCAAGGTGGAACGCATTGAATTTTGAGAAGAAACCCACTGAGAAGTCCGAGAGGAGGAGACTGAGGGATCATAATTTACATTGGAAAAACCACCACCAATTGATTGTTTATTCTTACCACCCCTATAAACAGTTGGTACGGTCATGAAACCACCAGACCTAAGTGTCGTCGCAGTTGACATAGGTGCGGCAATCCTAGTCCCATTCCAATCAATGACACGAGTTGCGGGCGCCCCCACAACCATGCGTGCCGCGTCCGCGGATGTCATCCCTGCTTTGGTCAACATATTGTACCTTGTACCCAAACTGTTCTGAAGGAGTGCAGTTGAAGCATCAACCTGTAGGCCCATCATCTCTTTGTCATGGATAAAGGAATTCTTTTGTAAGGTCAAATCTTGCTGGAACCTTTGGTGTTGTAGGGCAGCTTCAGTTCCAGCTTGTATACCAGCACCAACAGCGCTGCCAGCTGCTGTTGCTGCTATGGCTCCAAGTATGGCTTGAGCCATTATGATCTCCTAATCCCAAGCCTACGAGCCGGGCCGGCTGTTCCCACAGGCTTTAATTGATAAAATCTGGAAACCCAGGACACAAAAACAAAGACACCATTGATTGGGAGAGTTTGTGGGCCAGTACCACTGGAATTAGGCACACACGTCATGAAGCCATCAGGATATAATTTGAATTCACCAAGATTCCTATGAGTGTCAGGATCCAAATAATGTAATAGGGCTGCTTCCCCTCTAGTAGGGGCCTGTTCATTGACAAAATGGGTGACAAATTCTTGGGGTATGGTGCAAGGCACACTCAAGCCATTAGTACCATGGGCAATAGGGAAGTCCGACATGAAAAACACAATGGCCTCACCAAAGCCTGGGGGGTATATTGGAGGGGCTAATTGGGCAGCCTCAGTCAAAGTCGACCCATAGCGTGGAATGACCCACGGGTCGACATCTCCTTTGTGTCCATCACTGACGGGTGACACCCATCCCAATTTAGCTATCATGTTAGTGTTGACACTCACATCACTCAGGCCGTCTGCCTGTATGGTACCAAGGTGGGGGGCAAATGCTGATTCTTGTTTGACATTAATTTGTTTTATAACATCACCAGTATTGAATTGGGTGGTAGGGGAAGCCTCCATGTGCCAGTCACATTCACCTAAATCTGGAAACCCTATTGGTGCGGGGCTTTCAAATGCATGGTATGGGCTCCCATCCAATTCTGTCAGGTTATACCCATTCCCACCATTAGCATGGAAGACACTGCCCCTGATTTTACACAGCTGGCTAGCTGATGTGGGCGTGGTGCCTTGCAGTTGCCCATCTAGGGTGACCCTACCATTTTGAAACTGAACCATCTGCCCATGGTCCCTGGATACCATCATTGATTTAATTAGAGAGGGGACTCTCGAATTTGAAAGAGTATTCAATGGAAGATTTGGGACACTAAAAGGTTTAGTCTTTTGTTCTACATTGGGGGGGACCAAAAACAAAAAGCTAAAATCGGGGCTCGGGCATGTCAAAACACGCCCAGCAATCACAAAGGGGTCAGTTCCAGACGAGCTGCCACTAGCTCGCAAGGGGGTGTAGAGCATGCACACCAACCTCATGGTTGGTGTGTTGTCATTGTTGTGGAACAGCACATTCCTCACATCTTCCAATGGCACCTCAATGGGTTCCAAAACTCTGACATCAGCTATAACATGGGGGAACATAGTAGCTTGAGCGATAGAAACATTTTGTGCAACAAAGCCAGGGGGTATACAGCTAATGATTATTTTACCAGCCGTGAAGGCATTACCAGCCAATAAAACCTTCACTTTCATATTGCCAACCCAGCCATTATACATTTGGGCCAAATGGGATAAGAAAGGGTTAAGGTGGGGGCCTAATTGTAAATCAAACAAAATATCACCTGGTGTGTTGTTAGGCGATATGGTGAATTCACCTTGAGGGGCTTGCACATAATTATTCATTATCCAGGGGTCAATCATATTAACTTGGCCAGCGGTTGCGGCAGCTGTTGCTGCCCCAGCCACGGGCTCCATTGATATAGGCTCAGCTGTGTTTGCCTCTGGTACCAGCTGGCCGGCACCACTGGTGCCATCCATGTTTGTTGGGGCGTCCTTAGACGCCATCATCATTTACATAATCGGGCAGGAGATCGCGGTCTCCTGTCCACAGACTTAGATCATGGAATCGCATCCAGCGGAACATGGCCTGCCAACCAGGAATGTAGATTTCAAGCCCCCCCTCCTTGACTTCTTGAATGACCCTACCAGCTATCTTCCTGTAGAACTTTTCACCATGGAGTGCTGCTTCACCCAATAGGGATATTAATTGGATCTTTCTCTGTGAATGTGGGACCAGTGTCTCAAATGGGTCCTCGTGGTTTGGTCCGCGAGTCCACCAAAGCTGTCTTTCAATAGAATTGCGGTCGAGTCGCCCCTGGTATCCAATGGCATCCTTAGAGATGGTACGCCGGAGGAAAACCAGACCATCGACCTGTTGTCTGACAATAATTGGGCCATCAGTTTTGTCAGGTCTTGTAGGCTTCAGACCATACTCCTTTAGTATTTGTGTCAACCTTATTGGGTCAAATTCTATATCTGTTGAGACTATTTCATCATCACCATAGAATGAGAAGTAGGATTGTGATTGTATCACATCTGGGGACAAGCCAGTGACTTCTGACAGTGCACATAGGGTTAGGATCCAGTGGTTAATGCTATTCACCTGTGAAGTGCATGGAAAGCCAGATGGCAGACCATCTTTGACACTGATCACGTAGTCGCCAACGTCCATTTCAGATGGGGAGAGTAAATCCTGTGCCACCACTGCGGCCAAGGAGGGGTTGGCTGTGAGCTTACACATAATGTTGAAGGATTCCATCATGACCTCCCTGTTTTGTGTTGAGTCCCAAGCTGTATAGTCAGCGTCATAATGAAACTTATATTTGGAGTGCTCTGCATAAATCAAAGGACCATCCTCTATGGCATTCATACCCACCTTGATAGGCAATTTGATTACATGGGGTTTTATGGCCTCACAGAACGGCCCAAATGCTCTGGCAGCGCGAATGACGGTGCCAAGGTCTGCGCCCCAGAGCAGTCTCTTTTTGATTTTTGTGTACACCTTGTCTGGCTTGACTAGCTCATCCTTCAGAGCTGCTGTATACACAGGTTTCATGGACTTACCAAGTTCATACATGCTGTTAGCATGCGCCGCCTGGTCGCCCAATTCCCTCACAAATGAGTTCCCATTCCAGTCATCATTTTTCTTCTTATGATGGGGGTGGCCAGAACTGGTTGTTTTATCTAGGGACATGCAAGCATCACTGTAGCTCCATGCCACCGGTGTGTCCATGACCTGTTCAATTGCATTGGTGACCGTTTCAACTGCAGCTTCCAGCAGGCCCGCTTCGGGCAACCTGCCACGGGGCTCGGCAAATGGTTTTAACTGGTCCCTTAACACTTGTTGCAAGGATGGGCCCCCCTCAACTCTGGGATCTCTACCACCAAGGTAAGCTGGCTCATATGTACCTGGGGGCAAAGGCTGGGGGGTTGACTTCCAAAATTTTGTTTTGGTTGATAGCGAGGGGCCATTCCCATACCTTAGTATCGGATGCCCTGCATAATGGCCCTTGTTTTGACCGCCGCCCTCTAGTGTGGCTTCACCATCGCCACCCTGTATAGCACACACCACAGTGTTGCCTGATTTTGTGGCGGCTGCATGTACTCCACAGACTACCCAATCGTTTCCCCTCTTGTGAACATAGGGTGCCCCACAATCACCAGGTATAGTTCCAAGGTCCATGCCTTTGGCGTTAGCGCCGGTGAGCAACATTCCTGATTGTCCATGCATAAGCTTGCCCTGGATCTTCATTGATGCCACTGCCCCCATCCGAACAGCGAGTGGTAGCAGCTCGCCAGAGTCTCTCTTGATCATTATGGTGCATACTGTTCCCTCTGGGCAGCCTTCTTCTAAGACCATACCGGTGAGGTCAGGTCTCATCTTTTTGGAGAAACGGAACTGGGTGAACTCACCAACCCTGTGGATGGCCACATTGCTAAGGTCTTCACCAAAGACTTCCTTAGCCCCAGGTGGTATGACATGGGTTGTGGCTATGAACACTGTTGAGCTTACCCAAAAACCCCAACCACTACCAAACTTCACCACCCTGCTCCAAATTGAGGGAGGGGCTTCAAAACTAATGTGTTCATCATAGTTGACAGTTCTGGTGTCTTCTGACCAATCATTCTTAGGGGGGGTCCAGTCTATGGGCTTACGCTTGCGGATCTCAGAACCGCTGACGAGACCTAGTTGGCGCCGTTCTTCTTGGCGTTGTTTTCTCATGCCGGATTTTGATTTATAGAAAACCCGATGGCGAATCTCCGCCTCAGTCTCACCAATTCCACCATCCCCACCAGCCTGCACTTCAGCAAGTTCTTCCTCATAGCGTTGGCGATCCTCGAGGTACTCTTGGATGCTGTAATTGCCACTCTTTTCTTCTCTGATCTTTTTGTAYTCYTCATACTCTTCATCACTGAGGCCACGTCTTGAGAAAGCGTTGAAGTTGGACTTTCGTCCACGGCCCTTTTTGGTCTTGCCCTTGTTTTTACCTTCTTTATTGGCAGTGGGCAACTCGACTGTTTGCTCGCCTTCTTCTTCTTGTTCACTCTCACAAAGGCCATAGCGTTCAATGACTCCATCATGCCCAATAGGACCATGGCCAGCAGCCTCTGCGCGGTGCACTCTGCAGTTGTGCTCTTTGTGCTTGCCTTCTAACATAGGTTGTTCAGTGCGCGTGCCAAACATGCGTTTCACGGCCCTGCTCACCACCAGGGCAGAGCCAGCTACTTGGAGTATTGACAGTACTGCACTCTGTAGGCAGGAGGCATACGCAAGAGCTCTGGCGGCTCGCAGTCTAGAGAGTGCAAGAGTGGCTGTGCTAATGGCCTGGTGTTGGGGTGAAGTTGGGGTCTGTTTCTCCTTGATTGTGACAGCACTACCATCACTTTTAATTGAGTACACTCTGGTATTCCAGATTATATCACACTCTCCAATTTTATAGCCTACCAATGCATTGCGCAGGCCCTCCATAGATTTGACACTCCTGAGCCTTTTACCTAATGTTGCCATACTTAAGAGCCCCAAGCCATTAGCACGGGCCAGGCTTGTAAAGGCGGACACCCTGTCTTCATCGAAGTTATAGATAGCCCCTTGGAGCTGGAACTCATCTTGCCGCTCCATAGCTAATGCTGTTGCTTGAATGAGTAGCCTATTAAGGGTTGTGGGTTTCATGACGCCCTTTCCAAATGGTGTGTTGCCCTGGCTATCAAAGCCACCTTGTGGGGCTAATTCCATTTTTAGGTGCGAATAGTCCCTTTTATATAGGTCCTTAATGGCATTGGCATCACCAGGGTGGGTTCTTCTCATTTGCTCAATTTCAGGGGCAGAACAATAGACTAAGAAATCCACTCGCCTACACACAGGGCCTAGGTTGACAAAGTCCACTGGGGCCGGGCCAGGGGCGTTAGTGGTTATAATTATAGCATCTGAAGAAAATTGCATGCCTTTGTTCTCTATCCTGTCACAATTAACTGATAGGGGTGCAGTGTCATCTATGGCTTGTAACTTGTTGCAGTCCTCTGTTATTTTTGACATGCCATAGTCATCCCATAGTAGGACATCCTCGCCATGGTATCCGTCCCAGTGGTCTATGGATTCCCGGGGTACAAGTCCAACCTTACCTCCCGGTCTGATTTCATTTGCCAATCGGCCAGCCAGGTGTTCGGCGGCCTTGGTTTTTCCGATGCCGGGGGGGCCACACATCATTATGACTACTGGGCGTGGGCGACATGTCATCTCAGCCTGGGCTTTAGCTAAGGCTGACCTCGCCATGGATATCCGTGATATCAAATTGTTGACTGAGGTCACTATGTGTGGGTCGGCACTACGGACTGAGAGTTTCCTTGCTTTTTCCTCTTCATTGTCCAGCACATTCATGTAAGTTCTGGCCAATTTCTTATCTTTAACCAATTGTGTCACATTGGTGCTGGACAACACCTCCATATCTATCACTGCATCCTCTATACCCCGCAAGGTCTTTTCCGCTTGGTCCCCTCCAAAGAAATATTTCTTGATGATTGAGAATATTTCCAGTCCGTACTGCCCGAGCTGTGTTGCCGATCGCAGCCCATCGACGGCGCTCTTCATCACTCTTGTCACTTTATCCCTTGTAAAGCCAATAGCCAAGCCTATGCCACCTAGAATGAGAGGGACCAAGTCCTTAGCTAGGTCTTCAGGACCCTGCAGGTGAAATTCAGGTAGTAGTGAGGCAATGAAACTTGAAACATCTGGTGGAGTCCAGAACACATCAAACAACTCTGCTAGGAGCACGATCAGTTCTACAACCCCCATAAAAGTCCAGTCACAATTTGATAAGAGATTGAGAACATTTAATGGTTTGATCTTTGACAAAATGTTCTTAAAGGGTTGTGATACAAGGCCATTAATAGCTGATAGCACAGCATCTCTTACCACCTCAAGCTTCGAATCTTGGTGAAAATCTGGGGTGTCCTGTGACCAATCTTGTGTGGGGTGGTTGAATTTTCCAGTGCTGACTAACCTCCTCTCAAGCCATGTGTCGTCAAGTGCCATCACCCTGCAACAAAACTCATAGCAATTGTTTGTGATGGAAGCGTAGGGCCATGGCTCATTCTCCAATTCTTTGAGCTGGTCATAAGTGAGGCGCTGCTGATTAGTTGGAACGTAGCATACGCGCCACCAGGCTACTAGAGGGTGGATGGTTATTCTTGGTATGGAGAAAGCCGCTTGCGGTGAGTGGACCCCAATGGTCTTACCTTGTCCAATATAGATGGCATAGTGGAATATATGACCTTCATAGAACTCTATCATGTCCCCTATGAGGGGTTCCTTAGCGGGGCCATTATTCCGGGCATCCAGTGGCGGGAGGGGACACAAGTTCCAAAATGGGCCACGGACGGTGGTCAGGTCATTGACACCAATATCGACCCCACCACTGGCGGACCATATTACAGGTTGCTGTTCACTGGGGCTGTCAATTGGGTCGGCCCTCTCAAACGTACTAGGCAAAGTTGATGGGGTGATTCCCCCAGCGTCGAAGAGCTTTTCATTATTACGCATTATCTCCTCCTTCTCTTCTTGCGCGAGGTCGCACCATGCCTTAGCCGTACTTTCCTGATGTTCTGGTTCGGCATCCCACCCCATCACTTTCTTTACCTCAGAAGCGGTCCGGGGGGGGCGGTCTCTCTGACTCTTGGGGGGGCTCTCTTGCCGGGATGGGGAAGGTGTTTGTGATCGGCGTAGCAGATCAAGCGCCATATTGGCATCTTTTATCTTTGTGGTTGTCTCACCACGTTGTGGGCCTATACGCCCACGGATCCTCGCCATGAGGCGGGATCCAATGTTATCATTGTTGGTGTTAGCATTGTTATTGCTGACATCAGCAACGGCAATAGCGTCGTTAGACGCCATCATCATTCAC